TCTTTGTCGTTATCAACTCTTAACCAATTAATAGCTTTGCCAACACCATATATTTCTGCAAAATTTCTTTTTGTCCATTTAATAATTTGTTTTAAATTACGTTTGCATATTGTCTCTATATGCCAAATGTGATTCCCACTTAACCATTCTTCTTCTTTTAACCAACCCTCTTTTTTAAATCTTTTTTGTGCTTCATCAGATAAAAAAGCCCAATTTGTAAAACCTATAACTTCTTCATCTTCATAATGTGTTTTGCACTGTCTTAGTTTCATACTAGGCATAAGATATAATCTTAATTCAGCATCACTAATATTATTATACTTTGGATATAGCCTATAAAGATTAACCACCTCTTGCATTATAACCTACCCCATTTAATATCTCTTACTGATTGTGATGCAAAATCAAAACCAACATCACTACTAAAAAATAATTGTTGTGAATTAGTATTTGTCTTTCTACCTTTTTCTTTTTCAAAATCTGACCAATGTGATGCTATACTTACTGATACTTGTGATGAATTAGCATCTTCGTCAATAGCAAAAGATTCAATACGTCCTTTAAATAATAAAAATGGATTAGCAATTAATGCTTGATTAGCATCTAAAAAACCTTTGTAAACTTCTGCTTCTTTATCCATGTAATCATTGTTTAACAATAAAGATATAATTGTTTGGTCTGCACCTGTAAAAACAACTGTCATTGAATCTACAGCAACACTAGAACTTTCAGATACGTCTGATATTCCTAATAGTAAACTTGATGCTGTATAAGTATTTGAGTCATAAGATATATCTTTATAATGATCTGTAAATCTTGAACCAGAACCAATACCTAAAAAAACTAGTGTTACTGGATTAAGTTGATTTGTAGCTAGTTCTGTTTTAACTGCTGTCGTTAAACTTCTAGCCATTACAATACCTCTACTACATCTAATTCATATACATAAAGATTAGTCGTACCGATATTGTATTCTTGAATATCGCTTGTCAAAGATACAGTAAATGGAACATCATCAAAAGTTATGTTTGCACCTGATACTGCTGTTGTAAGTGGTGGTTCAATCGTTAGTGTTCCTGTAGAAATATCTGATTGATCTGCCACCACCATATAAACTTTGTTATGATTAGCAAACTTGATATAATCTCCAGCTTTTAAAGTTCCTGAACCTGAACCACCTAATGTGATTGATGTAGCACCAGCACTTGCAGTACCCGTTGGTGTTCCTGAAGCTGTGCCTTGTGCGTCTGATTCTGTTGCTGGTGGAATAACTGTAAATGATTCTAGTTGTGATCTTTGTTTCATAATAAATGCTTTGATTGGTGAAAACTCTGATCTACTCATTGGTGGATATTGTAAAGTGATAGTAAATCTTTGTCCGTCTATTTGTCTAGCTTGTTTTCTGCCAGATGATGTAACAGACACAATCGTATTTTGTTGTGATGATATTTTTGCTGATCTTGGAACTGGTGTTGTTGGGTATGATCCACTCATTAGACTAATCCTACTCTACCTTGTTGATTTAATGCTTGATTTATTAAGTTAGTAATCGTTGATCTTCTTTCAATCAATAATCTGTCAAAATCTCTGGTATCATTAGCCACAATAGTAAAATTAATATTTGCACCACCCATACCCATTTGTTCATTTGGTATTATTGTTCCGCTTGTTTGTGGTATAAATAATTCTCTACCACGTTCACCTACAATAGCTGGTTGCCCAGCTTTAATACTTCCACCCTCTGCAAAGCCTAATGCTTTTTTACCAATATTAAATATAGAACCTATATCTAATCCACCGCTTTTACCACCACCCATAGCACCCGCAATCGCACTTCCAAACTTTCTAATAAGCTGTGTGTTTAGTATTATTTGTATTCCCATAGTAACAAGACCAGATATAAATTGTGCTAGAACTTGTTGTAGTGCGGATCTTAATGTATCTTTAAATGATTTTCCAAAAACAACAGTTTGTGCTACAGCATCACCAATACTTTTAGTAACACCCTCAAATGCTTTTTTTACTATACCGCCAAATTCTTTTAATCTGTCTTTAGTAGATTTGCCAAAGGCTTGATTAAATGCTTCTTTTACTTTGGTTAAAATTTGTTGCATCATAGTTAATTTTTTATTCGCTTCTTCAATATTTCTTAAAGGCATTGGTGCATCTGCGTCATCAAAAAAATCATCAAAATCATTACCAGTAATACCAAGTGTACGTCCTAAGGCTTTTAATCCTTTACTAACTTTATCTAAATTTCCTAATACTACAGCACCAGCAAATAATAATAAGTTTCTTCTTGTTGCCGCATTAAATTTTATCATAGCTAGTGTAGCTAATTTAATATTTCCCGCTAATATTACAAATTTACCCGCAAGTGCTAATACAATTTTTGCAAATGCCAATCCGATAAATATTCTTATAACATTAATAAATATTTCTAAATTATCTTTGACAAATAATATTGCATCTGCTGTTGCTCTTACTGCGTTTGCTAATGCTCTACCAAGTTGTTGAGCAAGTTGTTGTATTTGTGTTTCGTTATCTTCTAAAAAATCATTTAAGACTCTGAACTGTGCTTTAAAAGCGGCAAAAAAATCAGCATCATCTACATCTTTTTTAAACTTAAAGATTTTATCTCCGAGCATTGATAGAACCCCTGTAAAAGTAGTTGCTAACTCGTCTGAAGCATTTGAAAATCTCCCGTTCTTACCAAAAACTTCTTCAAATCTTTTAATAGTTTCTTCTGCTGAAATCGTTGCACCAGCTTCAAAACCTAATAATGCTCTTACACCTTTTTCTCTAAATACATCAGCCGCCGCAATACCACCAGCAAATGATCTTTGTATTTGTGATGCAGTAGTTTGAAAATCTAAACCAGTTACAGCCGCAACATTACCAGTAATTTTTAATATTTTATTTAAGTCCTCTGCATCTTTAGAAACAACAGCTAAGTTACCAGAAGCGGCTGATATTTCTTCAAGAGAAAACGGAACTTTAGCCGCAAAGTTAATTAAAGTGTTAAATGCTTTATTACCTTCTGAAACTGACCCAAATAAAAATTTAAACCTTTGTTGTAAGTTCTCAACTTCTGATCCTGTTTTGACTAAACTTCTTACAAAAACACCAATACCAATACCAGCTAATGCGTTTCTTAAATTAAATATTGATGATTTAAGACTACCAAATGCTCGTTTAGTATTATCTACTGCGTCTAATCGTATTTGAAGGCGATCTGTTGCCACTATGTAATTTCTCCTTATCTGCCTTCACTTTAAAGTATGCAACCCAATACATAAACTCTTCCTGAGTCATACTCAATACCTCTTCCATACTTTTATGCAATTTTTCGCCAAGAGCAAGTACGGAAAACAACTCTTGGTCTTGCCTTACTTTTTTTCAGCGTCCTCTATGCTTACTGAGTTCAACATCTCTGTTGCAACTCTTGCTATCACATCAGGATCAGCATTGTTTAACAATACCTTTTTATCGTCTAATTTAAAAACTTTATTATTATCATTATCTCTAGCTTTTAATACAATTGCATCTACAAGAACTGCTAAATCATCTTGTTTAGCACCTCTAAATAAGTTTCTTTTTTCACCTAATGTAAATGGTTTGCAATATATTTCTAAAGGTTTGCCTTCCTCGCCCCACTCAGCGACTTCAATTTTCTTAATTCCTTTAGCTTCAAAATGTTCTTTTACTCTATCTATTACACTCATGCGTTAGCTTTCCTTATACTGTTGTTTCTGTCAATCCACCTGATCCTGTAAATGATATTTCCATTTCTACCATTCCATCAAATGAACTGTTGATTGTTCTACCTGTTACGATAGCTGAACCTGAGTAATATGTATCACCAGAATCAGCACCTTCAGGATAGACTTCTAATGTTATTGATGCACCAGCGTCACAAGAACCTTGTGCCGTATCGGTTTCATCAAAGAAAACAGAAGCAGTACCAGTGAAAGCTATTAATCCTACTGCATAGCTTCTTGCACTATCACCCATCTTTGTTTTCTCTATTGTTTCAGCTGTACTTTCAAGAGAGAATGATCTTAACTCACCAAGAGTATTTGCACCAATCTTAATTGTACCTTCTGAGCCTGTATGTGTTGCCATAGGTTTTCTCCTAAGTTAGTTGTTAAGGTGTTCCAGCAGTATAGTGATAAGTTACTCTCACGACTACTCGGATACCACCAGTTGGATACAAAGTTCCTTCATCTGTAGATACTTCTACAATTTCAGTTTTCTTTGCATATCCCCCTCTAGTCCTATCGGCTTCAAGGGAAGATTCTATTGTACTTATAAGCTGATTTCTTTTGGTATCAATGTTTGTATCTGTACCTTTTACGAAACCAACTAAGATAAAATCTGCTTGTGCTTGTCTTGTAATTGTTGTTGAGGTCATAGTCTCGTCTGATCTAATCTCATTACCAGATTGAATAAATACTGCTGGATATTGTTGTTGTGTTAGTTCATCTACATCAAATGGTTCTCTAGTAATCTTTTTTAATTCAATAGGTGATGTTACAGCATCAAGAACTGTAATAATATTTGCCGCTATGTTTTCTCTTGTACTCATCTTAATTTATTCTGTTTAAATAATTCTTTATTAAAAAAATTAATTAATGTTTTTTGTTCTTTGTTACCAATTAAGAAAAATGGTCTTTTCTTTTGGTTTCCAACAGCTTTAACATTTTGAAATTTATTTGCAAAAAATAATATTGCCTGTTTGGGTGAAGATTTTTGTGTCATATTAGATAACATCTGACCACTAAAGTTTAAATCAGGGAATCTAACTGATCTACCTTTTTGCCGTCTAAATGCTTTATATTCAGGTGTATAAGGTCTAAAACTTTTACCATCTACGTCTTTACCTTTTTGTGTACGTTTTCTAATTAAGCCTAGTAAAAATTCAGCAGTTCTTCCTAAAGCTATTTGTACTTGTCTTGGTTGTTCTCTGATTTGTTGATTTAATTTACGTTTAAATCTAGCATCATCAACCTTCGGAGTAATTTTCATCTAATCAATCTTAGTCTGTGATATGCTTCTTTTTCTGAATTAGTTATAGTTCCTGAATTATCATCATCATATTCAACACCATCTCTTAGTACAGCTTGGAACTCTTTAGCATATTCTGTTTGATAATATTTCTGCATTACTTGAAATCTATCTTTGTTATCGTCTGAATTAAATTTTGTTAATAGTGGACACACATAATCAGCTATTACTTTATAAACTGAACATCTCTTCCATTGTGTAGCTGTAAGTTTTGTTTCGTCCATTTCTATTGTTTCTAATACTGAAATATCTTCATATACGTTTCTTTGATAAACTGGAAACCAATCTATTCTTAATTGTCTTTCAATGTCTGCTTTTGCTAATGCGTGGTAATCTGTTGGTGAAGTAAAACTTGCAACTCCAAAACCTAAAATATCTGGTTGATATACTTGTAAATCTGCATCTGTAGAAAAATTGCTCATATGTTCCTTTTATCTATCTGGGGGTATATTTCAACCCCCAGAATTATTACACTAATTACAGTGCCGCATCTGTAGTTACTTGGCAACCATAGTCATCTTTGACTACGCCTGATCCGTAAGTTACAGTTGCTACGATTTCAGTTGCTCTTAAACTCGCATCTCTTTGAGTTTCAATTTTGAAATCTGTTTTCATAGCTAGACCCAATGATGCTGGGTGGAATACACCACCTACAGAGTCATCTGAACCATCTACTGCTAAGTTTGCATTTTCAAATAAGTCAATACCGAATACAGTTCCAGCATAACCATTTCTTAATGTTTCGTTAGCAACATCACCGATTGCATTAGCCGCAGTTGAATAACCAGCCGCAGTTAATGTTTTCTTTAGGTTGAACATAGCTTTTGGATTGAACACACCATAATATGGTCTTGGTACATTCAATGCTCTTAAAGTTGATTCTGCTTTTAACAATAAGTCTGCTGTTAATTCAGTACCAGCCGCACCTAAATCATTACTTGTTGCAAATGACGCAAATAATGCCGCTAAGTCGCCGTCAACTTTTTTCGCAATAGCATCACCGAAAAGTTTTCCAATGTCTGCCGCTACGTTTCTTGAAGCTGAATCTCTACCAAGATCAGTAAGTGTAGTCATTACACCAACTTCACTTGCAGTGATTGTTGCTTCTGTTGGGTTTACAGCAGTGTTAGATAAATCTGTTGCATCTGCAACTGCCGCCGCTGAGATTGCTGGGTACACTGGTACTGCAATCTGTTTTCCTGAACCACTTATATTATAAGTAGTTACAAGTGGTCTCATTACTGAAGTTTCTTGAAACGTGAAAATCGCTTCTTGGATAATTTCAGTGTATAGTTCCGAGAGAGTGGAACTTGTTGTTTCATTAGCCATATTTTATCTCCTTTTGGTCTAATTGTTTATTACTAAGTTCGCCTTCATTCCACCTGTGTTTCTTTGATTACGCATTTCTTTATAAATTTTCCTGTGTTCAGGATTATTCATATCCAAATCACTCATCTTCATAGGCTGTGGTGTACTGCCACCAATCGCACTTTGACTACCAGTACCACTAGGTGTTGCTGATAGATGGTGTGGATTGTTATTCAGATATTCAGATACCAAATCACTTACGTTCATTGCCTCTCCTTTATCTGTGTATCTCGGTGTTCCATTATCTGAAATCACTTCAACACTTCCTGAGTCATTTAACTTTACACTATTTCTTAACAAAGCCTTAACTTCGTTAGGATTGATAGCTTTTAAGTTAGAAGCAGTATTGACTAATTGCTCATCAATTCTAATCTTCTGTAACTCAGAAACCAGCTTTGAAATTTCCTGATCTTTTTTAGATACAGTTTCTTTCATAACTTTTTCAAACTCACCTCGCTGTAAAGCAAGTTCTTGCTCTTTCTGTTTCTTTTCCTCTATTAGCTTTTTAGCTTCTTCAATGTCCACTCCATCAAGTTTATTAGATACTGTTTTTTTGTATCTATCTAATCTTCGTTGAACTATTGCTTCTACTTGATCTTCTGTAAATGCTTTTGCATCTACTTTAGCTTCTTTCGGTGTTTCAACAGTTTCCTGATTTTTTGTAGGAACTTCAGTTTGTTCCACCGAGTTTTGTTTTTTCTCGTCCATATTTACCTCTAAGTTTTATTGTCTTTTTTGTCAATTACAAATCCCAATCAGGATCAGTAGGTTGCCAGTGGTGGCGACAATTATAACCCCCTCTAACAACAAATGGATCACCCTGTGCTTTACCCTTCCAAGTTTGGGTCGTCCAAATTCTTCTAATATCATCTTCACTATAAACTTTGTTTACGTTTCTTCTACAAAAATCCCTAGTATCTCTAACAGTTGTACCTGAGTATTTGTAATGTGTTAAACCTAATTCATCTGCTCTATATTTAGCAAACTGTCCATCAAATCCCATTAATGAATCTTGTACCATCTGTGTAGCATATCGTCTTAAATTGTTACCTAATCTATCTCTACCATAAATAGTATT